TCTTATTTTTAAATAACACATTCCAAAACTTCTTTTATCTGACTTACAAGCTTCCCAGTATATATAAAATATTCTATTAGCCTCTCTAAATTCTGGCTTTCCTATATCTATTTTTGTCCATTGCAGGTACATATAATGAGTTCCTGTAATATATGTAGGAAATCCGTTGTTATAGAACCAAAATCCCTCGTCTCTTCTATCAAATTCACACTCTATGTAACTAACCCATTCATTTTTAAATTGACTTGTCATGTCATGCCATTGAAATATAGAGTTAATCCTTGACAAAGGTTTTGGATATTCAAAAGGCAACCAGTGTTGATCGCTTATTTTTTTTGAGTTTTTATGTATTAATTTAGGGGGTTTGGGGAGACCAATTAACAGACCATTTATATTATAGATTTCACCTATAGTTCCATCTTTACTAATTACAACTAAATCGTGCTTTGGATTATACCCGTATTGCCAAGATTTATTTTGATTCATCTTAAGCATAGACTGCTTAGATATATGATTCTTAACTACTGTGTAAAGTTTATTTTGATTTTCTCTCTGCAAACCCCTGTCTTGATTTTTCCTCTTCTTTTTCTACTCCGTTTAATAAATCTTTTTCTAATTCAATTCTGGTTAATATTTCAAACGCATCGAATATAGCTAGTTTTTTTGTAGCTGCAGCATTTTTTAATCTATCAGCTGCTATCTCATCGTCTTTGTCATATTTAATTATATCTTCTTTTGCAACCTTAATTAACTGAGCTACAGCCTCTCTGCCTGCGCTTATTATATCTAATTTTAAATCTTTAGATGATTTCATAATACCATGGTTATATTATTCCAAAACATCCTATATAGTTTCTCTCCATTTATGTAAAATGGATATTCGCATTCTGGCTCAAACACCACCTCATCATTTTCTTTAACACCAAGTTTTGTCAATATAGGATTAGTATATTTAACAATACCCACTAATGGTTCTTCTTCAACTGGCTTCATGATTATAGAGTCACGAACTGAAACAGGTTTTATAAAACAATACTTTGAATGAGTTTTCCATTTATTATTTTTGCAATACATATAAAACTGATCATAGTCAATAAAAAACAAATCTTCTTTAAAAAAACTTCTACCGCTTTTTTCTCTACCTTTCATGTCATAATATATTTTAAACACATTATGATGAACTAGTAAAATATCCCCCTTGGATATTTCTCCTTTATAATTTATTGGAGGACTAACTACTTCTGCAAATCTATTTGTAGCGGTGTAATCTTCTTGAGACACACTAGTGTAAAAATCAATTCCACCTATTTTTTTTATATTATCATACCTTCTCCCCTTCAAAGGTTTTACAATAAAATAGTGTGGGGATTTCATTAAAAATTAATATTATATTCTATAGATATAGGCATATTAGAATTAAATTCCTTCCATAACAATACTTCGTTTTGCCTTTCTATCCATATTTTTATTGAATCATTTCTGCTTTCGCGTTGAATTAAATGAATAGTATACGAGCCGCCTAAAATTGATTGACCTACAAGATAGTGCATAGCGCTAGACTTATAGTCCGAGCCTATTGAAATCTTCCTAATATCCATTTAGACTAGAAGTTTGAACCGACAGTTAACACTCTATAGTATACATTTACATACAATACTCCTGTACCCTGTGTAGGATTACTTCCACCAGCGTGTAAAGTTAACGCAGTGTTTGGTGGATAAATTTCATTTGAATTAGGAGTCTCAGGCTTAAAAGTTGCGTCTACAGCTGAGTTCATAGCGGTCGAGGAATTTGAAATTGACCCTATCGATGCAGTATCTATTTTAATTGCCAAAGATGGTGTAAAATCATAAGGGGTAGCTCCCGCATCCAGGTAGCACATTATGCTTATTATATCAAGAATTTTTCCTGCTCCTGGTGCTGCAACCAAGGTTGCTGGCGTAGTAGCTAATGTTAATAAGGTTGCGCTACTTACAGAAACATTTGCTATTACAGGAGAATCCGAAGCTAGACCTAAAAAACTTTGAACTTGTGAAAGGGTTACGGTTTTAGTTGCTAATGAATTATTTGCATCTGTTATAATTAAATAATCGCTTCCATCTAAATTACTAATTGTAGGGTATGCTGTAATATTACTTATTTTCGCCATCTTCTGGTTTGTCTTTTATTTCACCCGTTTGTAAATTAATGACTACGTTGTCTCCGTATTCTTTAATCAACTCGCCTTCAAAAGTTTTAAACTCAGCTCTTAAAGTTTCAATACCAGCTACTACCTGGAATTTTCTTACCTCTAGCTCAGCAACTTGTTGATGCATGGTGGTGAATTGTTGGTTTAATTCTTGAAGTTTGCTTAAATGCTCTTCACTTACTTTTTTTACTTGTTCACTCATTTTATTTAATTTTAATATTTATGTTTTTCAAATTTATATAATATTATTTACTTTAACAAATCTAGTTCAGCTTTTAATTCCTGTATCGCTTTTACTAGTACTGGAATTAGCCTACCGTAACTAGCTTCTAATTTATCAGGATTAGCATCGTAAACTAATCTTAAGAAATCATTATCTACTTCTTGAAGATCTTGCGCTATAAAACCTATGTCTTTTACTCCAGCGTTAGCTGGCTTTACAAGTTCTGTTAATCTTTCTTCTTGCTTTACTTTATCTTCATCTTCTGTTATAACATGTTTTTTTACTTCTATATCTCTAGGATCCCAAACGAATTTTTTAGGTTTTAAAGACATTATTGTTTGTAGACCTTCATCTAATTCTACTATATCTTTTTTATCTCTTTTATCAGATAATGCAGATATTGAACTTTGCGCACATCTTAAAATGCTTACACTCGCATTACCTAATACTATTTCATTGCTAACAGCGGTTCCAGATATTTGAGCACCATTACCTAAACAAGTATTGTTATTACCACCAGAAGCAGTATTGTTAGTTGGCCCCGTGTCATAGCCTATAAATGTATTATTATCTCCACTGGTGTGTTCAAGACCTGCTTGAACCCCTATCATGGTATTATTTATTTGTAAAGTTCCGTCAAGATCATTGCTACTATTTGCCCCAATACAAACATTACTACCACCGTATACGTGTCCACCTGAAGCTCTATATCCAATATGAACGTTGAACTTAGAATCCGAATCCAAGGTGTTTTCACTTCCAACTTCTCTTCCTATATAAACACCGTATTGTATTGTACCAAACGCTGCTGATCCTTTGTCAAAAGCCTTGGAACCTATTATAACTGTAGAGCTTATGTTATTCTGTAATCCACTTCCGCCTGAACCACCATCCCACATATCATAACCTATCCATACATTTTCTTGGCAATTGTTACCTTTAATAGCCTCACCAGTTCTTCCTGCTCCAATAATTACATTTTCTCTATTAAATGTAGCTGTGTCTGTTAAACCTTGTTGTATAAACTTACTTGCTATTACTATATTATCAGCAAATCTATTAGCTACTGTCGTAAAATCAAACGGTACATCAGAACCAGGGCCAGCGCCACAAAGTTCTAGTGCTAAAAAATCTCTACAATCATCCGAGTTTTTAGCTAACCAGGGATCCATATTACCTATTGGGTAACCCGTCATCCAAACTGCACCTTTAGTAAAAAAACCTCTATCTGTAGGCCACTGAATAGTTGATCTATAACCTTTAATAATTGGATTTCCAGGGAAGCCACCTGTAGGGTAAGAATCAGCAACCCACTGCCCCCCTATCTTATCTGAAGATTCCCATCTAGTGTTCCATCCGGCTGCGGGTGTTCCAGATGTTTCTACTGATCCAGCGTCATAAGCAACTGTGTCTATAACGTCCTGCATTGTGTATGACTCTCTGTTTGCATTAGCTTTAGCCGATCCTCTCTCTGTAGTGTTTACTGAGGAGGAGAGTGTATGAAATTGTTGTCCTGTAGGTATTATTGCCATAGATGTATTATTTACTTATTTTCTAATTCTGTTACTTTAGCTGATAAGTCCTGTATCGCTTTTACTAATACCGGTATAAGTTTACCGTAACTAGCCTCTAATCTTTCTGGATTTGAATCATATACTAGGTTTAAAAATTCATCATCCACTGTTTGTAGTTCTTGAGCAATAAATCCTATATCTTTTTTACCTTTGTTTGCGCTAACAACCTCAATTTCTACTTTTTCTCCTTCATCGTTTCTTTTTACTATTTTTTCTGGTCTATTATCCCAAATGAATTTTTTAGGTTTTAATGAATCTATAAAGTCAAGACCATATGGTAAATCTTCAACACTTGTTTTATCTCTCTCATCTGACAGTGCTGTTATTGTAGTTTGTTGACATCTTAAAACTGCTACGGAAGAGTTACCTAATGTAAACTCATTGTCTGGGCTAGCTGCAGAAGCCTGCGCTTGGTTACCGATAAAAGTGTTGTTGTTTCCAAAATGAAGGGCGCTACCCGCGTTATTACCTACTGCTGTGTTTCCAGTTCCTATTCCTGTTTGAAACTGATTTACGTTTCCAAGAGCATTTCTACCTATTCCTACGTTATCATTACATCCAGCATCTATATCTTTACCGGCTTGAGCCCCTATAAATACATTGTCATTATTACCCGCACCTCCATCAAACCCTGAAGTTTCCATAGCTTC